TACTATAGGGACAATTTAGGGGTAACTAACAATCTATCCAACCAATTCCATCATCATCTCATTAACCTCATCAGTGTTGATTAGTTCATCATTCCATGCAACATCATCACCTGTGGTAACTTTATCACAATTCAACATGCAGCGGATGAACTTAGCATAGGGAGACTCATTTTCCTCCTTATATTCAACACAGGCAATGGCAGTATTATACAGAAACTCATCATTTTGCATCCAGAGTGCTACATTCCAGGTCTGATAGTTTGTCCATCCATTGTACTTTTGTGATTCCATTTTGTTGATTGTGGTGTTGTTCATACCATAGGGACACTTTAGGGGTAACTAACTTTAATTCAAACTAATTCTACCTGATATTGTATCCTTGCCTCCTCATACATTTCATCCACTGTCTCCTGAATCACCTGATAAATGTAATCATTATTACCAACTAAATCAAAGGTTCTATCAATGATTTCAGGATTGTCCTCACTTAAATCATAATCAAACTCACCATACTCATCCCTGGGATGAATATCTTCCTTGGTATAAATCCATGCCCCACAGTAAGCATCCTCACCCTGTTGTTCAACCAGTTTGTTGACCCTTTCTTGCAATTGTTTGAGTGTGTAGTTCATTTTAGTGTGTGTGAGTGGGTGTTAGTTAGTGGGATCAATTCCAACCTGTGGATTCATCTGGTTCATCAAAATCATCCTCATCAGGTAATACAAAAGAGTATGTAACTTGCTCTTCTGTTAGTTCATCCCTGAACCATATTAGGGGACATTGATTTAACCATTCATGGAATCTATCCATTGTGGGTGATGTGGTGTTTGGAATACTCATGATGTTAATTAGGAAGGAAAGTTTTTGCAGACAGCATCACATAAAATGCGGGTTAATTCCTCCTGAGTTTCTGGATACTTACCCTCCCACATTTCCATACAGAAGGATTCAACAATACAATCAATATCCTCCATTAGTTGTTCCCTTTGGGTCAACATTTCCAGTTTATTGAGATCCATTGTTGTGGAGTTCATAATCAGTTGGAATAAATTGGTGAGACAGTGAACCTTTTGTGTGGAATGTTTCTCAGTTGGATGATAGTCTCATCCACAACCCTTTCCATTTGATTGTAAAGACCTTTGAAAGTTTTACAGGGTCTCTTCTTTACCTGATAAACTTTGGTGGGTTGATCATCATAATCAACCTCAATTTTGTAGAATCCTGAATGTTGTTGAGGCATGGTTGAAGTGTTTCTCATACTATAGGGACATTTTAGGGGTAACTAACAATCTATCAATAGATGTTAGTCCATCTTTTGTGTTGTTTTGTGGTGATTTTTCCTTCCTTAAGTAGATTATCACACACTAAAAGGAAGGTTTGAAACTTAAATTCCCTGTCTGAATCATAAGGGGTTGATTTACATTCCCTGATGATTTTTTTGAGTTGATTGAGTGTCATAGTCATGATCACATTCCATTCATAAAGTCATGAATTGCAGCATGATATTCTTCCTCTGTGTTGTATGTTCTACCATACATTGTCAGAGGAAACTCTTTCTTTTGAAACATTGTTGATGCTACCTGAACATCAGTTTTGTCATAACCCATTTCAATTAGGGTTTGAATGTAAGGATTGTTGTTTGTCATACTATAGGGACACTTTAGGGGTAACTAACAATCTATTTGAAAAGTTTGCCACTAACATACACCACCCCAGATTTCTTGCAATGCAGCAACATCAGCAGACATCAGGGGATTTTTAATACCCCAGTCCAAAAAGTTGTAGGACATTGCAGTATCCCTGTTGGTATAATTTGGATTTGCACCATCCTCAAAGGGATGAGATATGCCTAATGTGTGAAGAATTTCATGGGTGATTAATCTCCTATTGTAGTTTGAAACCCTCTGTTTTCCCTTTCTTGTTATCTTAATCTCATTCCAATTTGTCAACCAGGTGGCATACATTTTATCACCCTCACTATATGCCAGACCATTTGCATTTGAAAACTCATCACCAAATTTGTCATAGTTATCAACATCATCCACAATAACATCTGCAAGGTTTATATCATGCTGCATCTGCATCTTTGTATTAGTTACCCTGTCAATTTTTCTTATCATCCTCCTAGCAAATCTTCTCTGCTGTTTTGGAATACTTAGATCCACATAAAAATCAACCTTATTATCATCCAAAAACCCCCAGTTTTCTTTCATCCAAGGGCCCCAAGTTTCAGAGACAAGTCCATTAACCAGGGGATCTGTCAATGATTTTGGACAATCCTTATCCCAAGGTTTGGGAGGTTCTTCTACCTTAGTTTCAAGAACATGTTCAGTAAGGGTGCCAAGATTCAGGGGATTTGTGTCTGTTTCAGTTGATTGATGGAAACCACCATTAAGACAGGCAATGCACATTTGATGATTAAATGGTTGTACTTAAGGACAATTTAGGGGAACTAATAATCTATTAAAGATTATCACTCATAAAACTATCACCAATCACCCTTGTATATTGCTCTAAAGTACCATCCTGTTCACATTTAAGATGCCATCTGGTCATCTTAATTGCCTCTTGTTTTTCTAAGGAGGTTAGCATTTTTCTACCCTCCTTTGTCATGGTAGAGTGCAATCCCATCCTTGTTTTCCAGACATAAAATGTATCATCAATAAGGATTGCACCCTCTGGGATCTCAACAATCTGTTGATCTTTTGTCACTATTATATTCATAGTTCCTTCTATTTATTACCTTATGTAAAGAAAACTGCCATAAGGATCACAGATTTCAGGATTATCTGCTAGTTGATTGATCCAGAATCTGATACCTTTAGCAGGTGCTTTATGACTGGCAGGTTTCATAACAGCACCAGTATTCTTATCAATAAACATGTAACAACTTTTTCCATTGCATCTCTCACCATAGGAGACCAAATAGGACCAGACTTTGATATACTTTCTGCCTACCTCATATTCAAATTGAGTATAAGTCTGCCTCTCAGATTCAATAGCATTTACCTTTTCTTGGTTGTTGATAGATTCAATAAGTGATTCAGTCAGAAAAAGAGTCTTATCACTACCAAGATTGATACAAGAAAGTTCAGCAGTTTGCATGAGAAAAGTGTGATAGGGTTGAAATGTTTGATCAATAATGTTCATTCAGCAGCAGCATATGCCTCTGTGAATGTATCATAGAATGAATTCCATGCTGTGTCATTATCAGCAAAACTATCAATGTTTAGCATCTCACATACCCAATCATATGCCATTTCAATGCTAGCATTTTGATCATTACAATATGCAAACATCTGGGACATGACATCATCCCAGAGTGCCTGTTGTTCAGAAGGAATCAAGTTGTTCATGGTAGTTGTGTTCATACTATAGGGACACTTTAGAGGTAACTAACTTTAATTCTTAGCAAATTTGCCAGAGTTAAAGTTAGCATATGCAAAACATGGTCTATCAACCAATTTGAAAGTTCCATACTCATTTGTCATAACAAACCCCTCACCATCTACCTGTATGTCATCATAAATGAAGGACATTGGGGCATCATTGACAATAAAACTATCCATAACTTCCTCCTTCATTTCAATCACCATCAGGTAAAGATTCACAAGGTAGATGTCACCCAACACATCAAGTAATACAGCATCAGTCAACTCAACCCCCTCTCTTATCAATCCATTGATGTTACGGAGTGCCACAGATGCCTCTGAGGGAGTCATAAACTGCACCTTCCCTGTATCTAAATCAGTGATGTCAAATTCAGTGGGTGGCATACGATCAACAGAAGGTTGTACCCACTTGACAATACTTGTATCATCAAAAATCTCATCCAGGGGTTCACAAATAGCATCACAAAACTCACCAGTAATTGTCACCTTGGTGTGTGGTGCAATTACAAGTTTCTGTGAAGGTTTATCAGCAAAAATATAAGTTAGGGTATTTTGTTGGAGCACATGGGTACGACCAAAACCCAACCAATCACCCCAATAAATGTTCTCAGTCCTGGGCAGATACTTCAGGCAATGTGATAGGATGTCAAACACCTCCATTTGATGACCAAAGTGAGTGTAAAGATCATCATGATTGTAACACTTACGATCTTTCTTCTTGTTAAATGCTGCCTTTGTGCAAACAAAAAATTCACCATTATCAGGATTGGTGCCCCAAACTAAGGACATTCCATCCATCTTCATTGATACTTTACTATCCTTGCAGTAAAGTGCTTCAATGGCAGAAAGATCACCAGTCAAAATGGTATCTTCAGGGTGCTCAATGTGGGTCTGTGTCATTTTGGTCATGCTCATACTACTGTGACAGTTTGGGGGTAACTAACAATCTTTTTACGCATCTTTTGATGCTTAGTAATATAATTCCTTGCTGATTGTGCTGTCCTGCATATCTTAATTATCTGTGCCTGATGAACAATTGCAAGTTTTTTGCCCTTAATTGGAACACAAGCATAGAATAAATCTGCATTGTTCCAATCACCAACTGTAAAAGATAGTGGTCCTGGATTAGGATCCAGAATGTTACTATTTGTTGGTTGCTTCATAATAAATCATCTGGTGTAAGATCAAACCACTCACCAAAGGTGTGTTTTTTGTGTTGAATACAATGAAGAAATGTCTCAAAGTTTGTTGCTGCTTGTCTAGAACTGCATTGCATTGTCCATTTAATTTCCAACAAATCACCACTTGCTGCCATTATAGCATTGCATCTTTCCTCAACATCTTTACTGATTCCAATCTTTGTTGAGTAAGAATCAACCTTTTGAATTATATAAACAAAGCATTCCATATTCTTCTTTAGATGCTCATTTTTTGTACCACTCTTTTTTGCATTAGGGTGGATAATAGGTTCAGGAATTGCTTTATCTATTGCGGCAAGCACACCATTGCAAGATGGAATAATTGTAGAAAAATGTTCAGCAAAGTCATTGCCAAGAGTCTCTAAAGTCCATCCTTCATTAATAAGTGTGTCTAATTGTTGTTTCTGATGTGATGATAATTTTGATGTTGTTTTTCCATATGCTTTTTTATGTGCTTTCTCTTTTCTTTTTTTCTCAACTTCTATTTGAAACTTTTTAGACTTAGTGAATAATTTCATCGCTTTACCACACTGTCAAGCATCTCACCTTTCTCAAATACAATGTCAACAACCCTCTGCAAACTGCGCTGGGTGGATACACCAACATTTGAATAAACAGGCACACAAAGCATACCATAGGTCTTGGATTCTTGTCCAATTCTTATCACCCTGCCAATGGTTTGAGTGAGTTCAATGGCATCCATGTTTCTCATGAAGACAACACCTTCAAGTTCAGAAACATTGATACCCTCAGACAGGATTGATCTGTGTAGGATAACAAACTTTTTAGCAGGATCTTTGCCCCAAGCATTAAGAGTGTCAAAGAATTTCTCCCTTGATACTTTTTTACCA